GAGAGAACCGTCGGGGTTGTGTGTTGGGAGTTTTATATGGGTGTTTGGGAGTAGCTGAGTGTGCGAGGGTGGTACGGTACCTTGGTGCCAGACGTTGTTGGAATATGAGATTGAACCTGATGTGAGATTTCCGAATGCGAATAGACGACCCGAGTGACCAGCCGATGGTGTGTCGGCGTGGTCGGCTAGGGTGTAGTGTTCGCCTTCGCAGACTACTAAACGCGAGTGATGCGATAAGTGTTTGCGAAGGTCAACCAGATGGTTCCAGTGGGCACAAGTGAAACAGACTTCGTTAGGGTCTGAGAATTTGTGTATTGGAATTGGTTGCTTACATTGAACGCAGTTCATAGTTGATGAAGGTCACGTTTAAGTTGACGTCGAATCTCTTGTTCTGACCACCCTTTAAGGCGGAGTGCAAGCGCGAATTGTTTTACATTGTCGAGATAATGTTTTTGTTTGTGATGGGTACGCAATGTCTCAAAGACATTAGGTGGTATCCAATCGTCGGTTGGTTTGATTATGTCAAGTTTCATATTAGTCTTCGTCTTCCCTGTATGAATCTAAGTGTTCTTCAAAAGCACTAGCAATGAGGTCTAATGCGTGGTCGTCGAGTGGGTTAGAGCGATTATCTTCTTCTAACTGTTTAAGCCATGGTGAGTTTGGTGATGTTATTATGTATGTCATGATTGATTATTTGTATTGATTTCGCTAATAAGCTCAATATCGTCGTGCGTTTGGTAATAAGCTAAATTCATAGCTTGGAGCGTTAGTACAATATGTTCCATGTCTAACTCAACTAACAATTGTTGGACAACTAAGTCAGCGAGTATGTGCTGTTGTACTTTTGTTATGTTGTCTCTGTTCTTGAGGTCGCGCAAACGATCACAATAATCAGACGCAATAGCATTATAGTCTTCTTTAAGCATAAGGTATTATTGGTTAAACATAAGATAGATGGTTGACGCACCTAGCCCTATGTGAATGATTAGTAGGATGTAGAGAATGATCATAAGTAGTCTTTCATGTTATATATTTGTTTAAGTACTCAGACGCAACAGCCTCTACATCAACCTTTGGTTTCTTGGTCGGCTTAGAGGCAGGTGCATCAGGGTCTTCTGGTCTGTCTTTACCCACCCTCACCTTCTTACCTTTAGTGGTAGTGCATGATCCCGTTTCTTCCAATTCATGGCAGAGTTGAAAGAATAGAGTGAGGTCAGGGATTGTGAATTGAGTGAGTTGTGAACCTTTCTGCATCCACTCACGTGGTATGTTGTTACGGCATGTGCAGGTGTGTGGTGTTCCATCGGCTAGTCGTGTGAGTGCGAGGATTGATATATCACCACATATCTTACCACCAAACATCGCTTGGATTAACGCGCGTTGTCGGGTTGTGGTGAGAAAGCAACGTCCTTGGTGAATGTTTTTCTTGGTTAAGAACGCAGGTTCGCCCTCTTGTTTCTCATCCATGTAGTCCTCAAAGGTCTGAGGGTTGTACATCTGTCCTTGTTTGTGTCGTTGTGCCTGACGAAGTCCATCAAGGATGTCGTCAATGTGGTCTCTTGCGTTCAATAACTCACGCTCACCACAAGTTGAGAGTAGTGCAATGACTTCTCTTTCGGTGTGTGTATTCATACTGTCTTTCTATTAATGCCTGAGACAGTGATGAGCAACTGTCTCCTGCTAAGTTTATATCTATTACTCATCTTTATATATTATACTTGAAGTGCTTTGCACAATCAAGCATTGGTTTAAAGTTTGTCTGTTCCAACTCTTGGATCAAACGGATCAGGGAGAGTGGCTCAATCGGTCGGTCGGTCGGTCGGTCAATAGACGCCTTAGCTGACCCTGCATAGACCTAGGTACCTTCTCTACTGTAGTTAGAAAAAAAAAAAAAAAAAATTAACTACTGTAGCACCCTACCACCAAGGTCTACCACATCCTCAAAGTGATGGCAAACTCACTACCTACACTCACACATACGATGTTAGTAGCTTGCATGAGAAGCTGACCGACCAACCAACCGACCGACCCTGACCCTTCCAACTTGTGGATGAGTCAAGGTGGTGGTGTGAGTGGTTAGCGACTTAGGAGCCTGAGTCTACAATCACGACGATTAAGCTCGTTGATGTATATGTGTGGTCGGACTTGTGTGGCTGCTAGGTGTAGCAGTTGACGTGTCGACATTTGTCGTACTTGTGTGTGTGCTAACATGTTATTTCTTTGGTTGAATTTAACTGTCTTTTGTCACCCGCAAAGCCCACCCCTTGTGAGGGTGAGCGGTGCTTCGTTAGTCTTAGCAATACTCTGAATAAGCATCAGCCCTGACTTCTACGTCTTGTTCTTCAGGAGGATTCTTCCAGCGGTCGATATTCTGTGAATACTGACTCGCATTCTTATTGAAGTGAGCAATCACTTTGAATTTGTCTTCTAAGCTTTCCGCACCAAGTGCTTGAAAGCAAGTTGCCAAGTTTCTGAGATGCTCAAGCCCTGTTCCTGTGTGGTCTTGATCTAGTGCGATCTTGACCATTAGTTCTTGAACGTTTGATTTAGTTATTTCCTTTGTCATTATATTAGTGGTTATGCTGTTTATAATTACCTTACCCGTCATGGGCTAGGCTAGAAATGTTTGAGAAAGAACAATATTATACCTACCTGCTTAAAGCTCGTGACTATCCTCTAACTGGTCACATGTTCATGTGTGTGCCCACCCATTTGTCCACAGGGGGTACCCTTTGCCACGCGCTACCCCCGACTACATATACTCACCCCTACAAAAATTTTGACAGTTTTGAAAGTCTACTACGTCTACAAGCTTAAAAATATCATCCACTGTTTCACCCTTTCACCCTTTCACTCCTCGTTCTAGTCACTCATTCACTTTAAACTTGCATAGCTAGGGCGTCTGCTATAGGCTTGTATTTATGGTAAGCAAGCCAATGATATTATCACGAAAGCTGACAGCACGTAACGTTGCCACTTCCACACTACGTAAACCACCCGGAACCGGATTGGCGCGTATGCTAAAGAAGTGTCCTCGTCCTCTGGCTCAGCCCGTGTATTCCAAGTAATGGAACAGACGGATCTAAAGTCTGCGTTTACGGGGTCTACTGCTGATGACTATATTAAAGGTCGTCGGGGTAAACTCCCTAGTGGGGCTGTCGCTAAGTTCAATAAACAGAAGTTTGTACCAACGGGAGAACAGGCTGCTCCTGATGCGTTACACAACGCCAAACAGCCTAACCTCACAATCATCTCCGAGAAACCTGAGCATCGCTTAATCATGTATCTCAAGGCTCAAGGAATGACTAACAAGGAAATCTTTATACACCTCGGCGGCGATTATAACAATGGACAGCCTATTACTGGTAACGGTACTTATTCTTATCCGTACCTTGGTCAGATTATACGTCAACCATGGTTCCAAACTGGTGTGGTTCGTTTGCTCAATGAAGCGGGCAAAGACGTTATTGAAGCCAAGTTGGAAGCCGAATGCTTACCATCGTTGGAAACGGCTATAGCTATACGGGACAGCGCAGAGGTTCCTGCTACAGTACGACTCGCTGCGGCTAAAGACATCATGGACAGATTCCGCGGCAAAGCGGTCACTCATATTAAATCCGAAGCTAAGGTAACTTACGCATCTGCTGAACAAGAAGCCAAAGCCTTGAAAGACGAAATCGAACGGTTGGAAAAGGACACCGCATCGCACAGAAACTGATGGTCGTTGAAACAACAGAGGAACAAGACCTTGCAATGCTTCGTCGGAAAGCTGCTTTGCTTCGTCGTCAGAAAGAGATTCATGACAAATTCGGACTGCTCTATTACTCACCCCACATCAAACAAGAACAATTTCACCGCGCAGGGGGTTACAAGAAGCGCATGGTGCGGGCAGGTAATCGTTTTGGCAAGTCGGAGTGCGGTTCAGCAGAGGACTCGTCACACTTCTTGGGTTACCGCCCGTTTTTTCCTGAAGGCGACCCAGATCGCACCAAAGGTATCAAACAAGGGCCGAGCAAAGGTTTGGTTGTTACTACCGACTGGGATAAAGTAGATGAAATCTTTACAGGCCAAGGCGCTTCGGGTCGTACCGGCAAGCTCTGGCAAATGATACCTCACGAGATGGTAAAGAAAACTCGCAAGAACCACTCGGGTGTGATTGATTACATCGAAGGTGTAGACGAACAAGGTTACACCAAAATCATACGTTTTGACACAGTCAAGTCTTTCAAACAAAATCCAATGGGTTCAGAATCCTCTGAGTGGGATTGGGTGCACTGGGACGAACCCGCGCCGCAACCGATGCACAAAGCGGTCACCCGCGGACTCATGGACAATGACGGTTCCGAATGGTTCACTCTCACACCCCTCACCGAACCGTGGATCAACGATCTCTTTTTCCCAACAGCACAAGCGGCGCGCCAAGATGGGTTTGAACAAACCTCTGCTTCCGGCCGTCAACAGAAGCTCGTCATAACCGGATCAATCTATGACAACCCACACATCACCGAAGCTGCTATTGCAGAGTTTAAAGCTACCCTTACCGAGGACGAAATTCAGTGCAGAATTAACGGACTTCCTCTCCACCTCTCAGGACTCATCTTTAAAGAGTTCGACCCAGACGTCCACGTCCTCAAAGAAGTCCCAATCGGTTGGACAGACTACAACAACCCACCAGCAGGATGGCCTATCTACTACGCAATTGACCCTCATCCAAGGACACCTCACGCAGTTCTGTTTCTTACAGTCTCTCCGCAGGGTCAGATTTTTGTCTACGATGAACTCTTCATTGCCCTGACAATCGACCTCCTCTCACCAATGATCCGTGAGCGTATCCACAATCGCTTCGTAGTCCAAGCCAAACTTGACCCCTCTGCTTACATTAAAGACCCTATCACCGGCACAGACATTGCTTTCGAATTTGCAAAGAACGGCTTACACAACCTCACTAAAGGTTCTAAAGACCTCGCCAACGGTCTCCTCAAAGTCAAACGCTACTTAAAAAATGCTCAAGGCAACACGCCAATATACATCTCTCCCATGTTACGTACCTTCCTGTGGGAAATCAACCGTTACGTATGGGACGACAAGAACGGCATACCCACCAACACACCCAAAGACATAGACGACCACATGATGGAAAACTTCCGTCGACTACTTTTCATTGATCCACGATACACTGTGGACACTTCACATCAACACAACCCATGCGACGAAGTCATGATAACAGATGCCCAGTTTGGTGGCTTTGACGATCTAGGCGATATGTCGCTCGACGCTATATAATATGTCAGAAGTAAACATAGACGAACAAGGAGGCAAGTTCCGATTGACCCGAACCGAGCACGAGTTCAAGGGCGACCGTTTCCTAAGAGTGCAAAAACCAGTCACCAACGCCGCAGGCAAAGCCATGGACGGCGGGGGCTTTGAAACGGACGCAGAGGCTGGTATTCACCAAGTCAAAGCGATGCGCCAACTAAATCGTGAAAACGCTGAAGGTCGTCCATCTGGTGGACAAGCTCACGGCAATTTCTTTTAACTCTTCCAGCTATTGGAATTAACTCAAGACGAATATGTCACAATCAAGTAAACAAACATTACCTCATTACCTTCCGTTAGGTATTCCGTATGTCAAGGAGATTCTCTTCTCAACTGATCCGGAATTAGACCCTGATGCGATTAGGTCATTCACGTTGAATACTATACTCTTTGAGTATGATCCAGCGTCAACTACGGCTACAGTTATCCCTGAGCGGGTTAACAATCAAGGACTGAAACAAGCTTTTGCCGACGCTGTTAATGCGTATGCAAACTTTCACGATGTCAACCATACGATTGAAGAAGTCGTTTGCGATGCATATGCTCGTGTAGTTGGCGGACGGTTGTTTCTCATTGGACGTAAGCCGGGGTTAGATTTCGATCTGACACCTACAGTTGGTATCGTTACACCGATACCCGTAACTACAACTGGTTCTTTTGGCCCGCTTGGTGATCCTTGTGAGCCTGCGTTGCCAGACAGTACGATTCTTTCAGACGATCCTATTGTTGCACTTCTCGAGTGTCATTCGATGATCACTCTGTTGAAGACTATTGCAAACAACACGCAAGAAATTGAATTCACAGTTGAAGCTGGTGGTGTAATTAACATCTTGCTAACCGAGGTCGAAGCCCGACTCGGCGATGAGAGTTCCGCTAAAGAACTTGACCCCGACGCCGCTTCTGCTAACATCAACTCACTGATACGTGGCTTACTGCAATGTTGCATCGACAACGGGCTTTTCCTGCAGGTACTTGGTACAACAACGGACACACCTGAAGTTGATTGTAACGCAGTGACTGCTACTATGATGGAGATTTTGCGTGGCATTCTCTGCACGCTAACTTCTCCTGCTGTAACTGTAGATGTCTTTCAAGGAGCTACGGCTACGGGTGTTGGTAATGGTGCTAATTGGACAGCTATGCCGACCTTAGCCGCTGACTCATTTCGTTTCGTAAACCGTACTGGAGCGCACCTTGAGTTTAGACGAACTGGCGGTTCGGGCTTCACGGAACGGGTTAACGATCTTGAGTCTGCATCCTTCCCTTGTGTTGACAACCTTAACAACTGGGAAGTTCGACGAGTCGATCTATCGGACACGCAAGTAACCTTCAACGGAACCTACGAGGAAACTTAATATGAGTACATTTGCAAGAGCCAAACGCGGTGGTATTCAACCTATCATCGTACCTAATCAAAACACCGTAGCATTCCAACAGAGAACAATCTTTGTCGATGCGCTGTATGGCAATGATGGTACGGGATTACCCGACGATCCTACTAAACCCTTCTTGACAATCCCAGCCGCAGTTGCTGCTTCATCATCTGGTGACAAGTTAGCTATCGCGCCAGGTACATACGCACAAGCATTCAACCCGACGCACGATTTGTATGTCGAAGGTGTTGGTGCCGAGGGTATAACTGGTTTTGACTTCAGTGCTGGTCAGCTTACTGGTCAGGTTGGAAAGTTTTTATTCGGTGAGAGGTCTGTAAAAATCTGGGCTGACTCGCTAGCAACCAACAACGGTACGTGTTTAATTATTGCAACAGACGCTATTCATACCTTACCAGGACTTAGTGCTGATAGCCGAGGTTTTGTCATCGCAGGTGCGGGTCACTATAAGTTGCCAAGCCGTCTTAATCTTGATACTGATTACGTCACACTCGAAGGTGAAGGTGAACTCGCGTGGTCTAAGAACTGGGAGCGTAGCCCGTCAGGAGGAACAGGTGTTGATGATAGGCCCACCGCAGTACCCAATACTGTAATTGAAGGTGCTGTTGGGCAACGTATTTTTGACGTTGCTGGTGACTTCGTTCATATCGGTAAGGTATCTCTTATACCTGATGCCGCTTCTGGTAACTCTATTCATGCTATAAATTACATAGGAACAAACAGTGCAGATGGTTTTCATTTATATGACATTTATGCTGAGTACATCCAGAGTTCATTTTCATTAGTTTTTAGTACTGATGCTTCTAGTTCTTCTCTCGGTGTTAGAAACTGCTGGTTCGGTCCACACCCTTCAGCTTCGGCGAGCTTCGGCGTTACTGGTACTACAATAGGAGGAACTTGGGTTGATACTTATGTGCAGACTTGGGCCGCGACGACCTTCTCAGGAACTTTCCGCAACGGTGTTTTCGGCTTTGGCGGTACCTTTGGTTTAAGCATTATGTCAGGTGTTATTTCAAACGCCTACACAGGTGCTGGAATGAGCACCATCTCAGGTTATATTGAGAACTTAGTTAAAAAAATATCAACTGGTTTCGGCGGAACTACCATGTCAGGGCTTGTTCGAGACTCTTACTTCCAAGGCCCGAACGTAGGCAACAACGCTAACATTAGCGGAACACTTATTGACTGCGAAGTAAATTCCTACGCACTCGCCTTCGGAGCGTTTCAGGCTTCGGGACTCATTGACGGCGGGGTATTTAACGGCACTCCAAACATATTTGAAAACGCTTCTATTCTTGCTGGTACGGCAAGGCGGACTCTTTTTGACTACATGCCAGGGTCTACTTTTGGTTCTTTTGGTGCTTCTCGAAATAGTCGCAACGATATGACTTTTATAGACTGTACCATAGTAAACGGAATGGCAACTACATCCACAGGTCATTTGGGCACTTTTGGCGGTGAAATGCGAGGCGGTTCTTTTGGTGGTAATATTGCCTTACTTGATGGTGCTGCCCTGCGTAATGTTCACTTCACAGGTAAAGCAGCACATGGTTCTAGCCTAAACATACCGGCTATAAGCCCACCAATGATTAGTTCAATTTTTGGTCCGTCTTGGGTATTATCTGTACCCGTAGCAGGTACTTATCGAATAGTGCAGGCGGGTTTTGGTGTGCTGTCTGAGTATTTCGACATAGGCGACACAGTTGAAGTGGAAAACTTATTCGCACTGATTAATGGAGATCATACTTTAACTGCAGCAGATAACGACACAAAAACTTACGAGTTCGCTGTTGTCGGTGCTGCTCTTGTAACACTCCCCGCAATCATTCGTGCTGAGATTATAGCTAATGAATTGCAACTGGAGTTCGCTGCTGCTCATGGTATCAACACGGGTAATCAAGGTATCACAGTTGCTGGTTTGGCTTTTGTTACCACAGACCCCAACGCTTCTTACGTTCCTTTCAGTCTGACTAGTTTTTCAGCCACGGAATTGAGAGCAGCTCTTGTCGGACCTAACGAGGTTTTTGGCTTTGGTGCTGAAACAATCCAGATAACCTACTACGGCACGCCAGCACAGATGTCACGAACAAACATCACTGCAATTGTTTCCAACCCACATTTCTCACAAGCGCAGGCAGGGCGAAACGAACTCAACGCTTTGATCCATAAACGACTCACGCTGCAATCCGCCGATGTTGGACAAACCTCTGAAGACAACCCACAAGTTTCTGTGTCCTCTGACACGATAATCAATCGAGGCCATCGTCACATCAATGTTGACACCACTGCGGGTGACGTAGACCTCACAACCTTACGCCCTGCGATGCAACAGAAGGTAGTCATACGAAAAACAGCTGCAGGCAACACTCTTAATATCAACGACCATACAGGCGCACTATTCAAAGCTCTGACTGGTCTCAACGAAACTGTCATTCTCGAATCCGACGGTACAACCCTATTCGTCTACTAACATGAAATGTATAAAAACAGCAGCTGACTGGAAACAGTACGACTGGGTCGACAACGAAGATGTGTTTGTTCCGTTGACTCAGGCCGAACTTGACAAGCTTGACGCTTTTTACGAAGCAATGATCTTGACAATTCCAAACTTCGTCGAAGAAGATATAACACTTATATCGTTCGATCTTTACGAATCTGACCTTGCGCCAGACGATGCCACTTGCCAGTGCGGTATGTTTAACTACCGTATTACTGATACACTTGAACATAAACAATTTAAATTCTAATGAGTCACGAAGATTTAGTCTCACAAGCCGAAGCCGAAGCCGGTGTTTCAACAACCGTTCGTAAATGGACAGCGGAGCGTATTCAACAGCTAGTTGCTTCCGTTGGAGGTTCGGGTTTTGCTAAAGCTTATAAGTCTGCTGACGAAACGCGGATTAGTAATACCACACTAACAAACGATGTACATTTGTTGCTACCACTGACGCTCGGGTTCTGGCGTATCAATGCTGCGTTATTTGCTGATGAGGGTGCGGCTAACCCAAATTTGAAATTTCGACTGGCTGCTACAGCCGGTCTAGTCGGTAACATCGAATATGGTTGGAGTGCACCAAGTGGAATAGAAAGTGGTGTTATTTCTGACTTTACCACAGACACCGGAGTTATTTCTTTAGGTACTGTTAAAGAAGAATTGCAAGTCAACGGAGTTGTAGAAGTTACCACTGCTGGTACCTTACAACTTCAGTGGGCACAAGCTATTACTGATGCAGACCCAACGACATTCTACAAACTCTCAGCATTAACCGCGAGGAAAATATCTTAGTATGATCGCACAAATGGTAACAAGCATGATCTCCGGTATTGGTGGAACCATCATAGGTTACATCAAGGCTGGACGTGCTGAAGACGCAAGACAGAAGTCAGAAGAGCGTCAATGTGCATTCGAGAAAGACCTTGCTGCACTTGGCCAGCTCGCTGCGTATAAAGAAAAATCTGATCGTATAGTAATCAAAACCATCACAACGAACAATGAAATCAAATTCACAATTTGGGATAAAGAGTTCGGTTTCCGTCGTAACAAGTCTTCGACGAAACCTGTCGTTTCTCCTTCTCAGTGGCTTAGTCACTGTATCATCGGCGGGATGTCTCTCACGTACTGCTTCATCGACATTCTATTCGCATACAACGCAGAACGAGTCATTTATGCGCTCAGTCCAGACAATGCAATCAGTAAGTGGTCTCTCGCCTTTGGGCTTGTCTCCAAGGACACTAACAACCCCGAAATTATTGCCATCACGTTGGGGGGATTGGCTTTCTGGATGGTTCAGCCTATCATCACCCTCGTTGCCTCAGCCGTTACCGGAATCACTTACAAGCTCCTCAGAGCCTAACACTAACCAAACAGACGAATATGTCAAATCACGAAACAATACAGAAGACAGTAGAGATACTGCAGAAACCGATGGTGTCGATACCGTCAGCCGCCGTAGGAGGTAGTGTATCTACCTACAGTTGGTTAGAGATGGCCGGAACCTATATAGGTCTTATCGGCGGTCTTCTCGGTATCACACTCACTACAATGCTAATCATCATCAACTGGAAACCGCTTAAGAAAGCAGTCAAAGGTTGGACTAAAGCACCTTTTAAACATGGCGACAAATGAAACATATATCACAATCGAGGATGCCAACGCTGAGTTCAGGCGTTACAAGTTTCCCTTGGCGTCACGGCAGGAACTCTCCTTCAACACTAGCAATAAGCCCGTTCTTCTCACGCGCAAACTCGTGTCGTTCGAGGGAGTTGCAGTTGCTGGGAGCATCAGCGTACCTGGACTCGCTGTCGGAGATGTTGTTCGGGGCTTGGTCGGGCTTACGATTGGAGATTTGGGTGACCAGTCAGCGAATTTCGAAGCTATTATCACGGTCGTTGATGAAATCCAACAAACTGGGGCTGGGCTTAACGGCAAGGTCTTCGCTGGAGAAATTGCTACCGAAACAGTCGGATTGCAAATGTAGTTAATTACAAACTTTGGAAGAGTCAAAATGGAAGTACACATAACAGAAGAGCTGAAGAAGGAAAAGCACTCGCCTTTCCACTTAACTATGCTTGCTCATGTTAAGAAACGTGTTGACATGTCTGCTAGAAAGATGTCAAAACATTATCCTATTTGGGACAGGAATGATAGGGTTTATCGTGCGAAACGCGAACGGGATGAGAATGACAAGAGAGCATTAGAACGTGCTGAGCCGGAGAAGATGTCTATTCCTTGGACACACGCACAGATTGAAACTTTCATTGCTTTCGGTATGGGCATGTATTTACAGAAACGTTCAGTCTTTGAGATGCGTGGGTTTAATACTGATGGACAGAAAGCAGCACACGCCGCTGAGCAATTGCTTGACAGGGACTTCCGTTGGAACACTGGTTCTGAAAAGATGTATCAATTCCTACTGGATATTGGTCGCTTCTCACTTGGTATTCTCAAAACCTCTTGGCACCGAGAAGAAGAGAACCAGTGGGTAAGAGAGAACGAGCAAGCTCGTGTTATCAATGAACAGAATGTCAGACCCGCTACAACCAAGATGGTTAAAAAGCAGATGACTACGTTTCTTGGTAATAAACTGTCCTCGGTGTCTCCGTATCGTTTCTTTCCTGATACTCGTCTTCCTCTTGGTCGGTTCCAAGAAGGTGAATTTTGTGCATCAGAAGATACCTTCACAAGAGTACAGCTGAAGAAGATGGAACAGGCTGGTCTTGTTGCTGGTGTAGACCACATTCCAGACTTTCAAGCAGCACGTTTTCGGAATAGACCTTCAAACAGGTTCGATGATATCTACCCTGAGATTACAGGTAGAGGACATCCGGGACAGAAGCAGAGGGCTGATAATATTAACAATACAGTTGTTGTTACTGAATGTCAGATTGATCTAATTCCCAAGCTGTTCTTGATTGATGGTGTGCCTATGTCAGACGAAGAATTTCCAATTCGCTACTTAATATGGTATGCCAATGATGACAGGGTTATTCGTTGCGAACCTTTGAACTATCCTCACGGTAAGTTCACATACAGCATTGGCCAGTTCTCACCAGACCAAGAGGCTATCATCAACGAGTCGCTTGCAGACCTTGTACACTATTTACAAGATGTTGCTACTTGGATGGTAAACTCTAGGATTTCTTCAGTACGTAAAACTATTAATAATCAAGTCATTGTAGACCAAATGGCTGTCGAGCTGAAAGACTTTGCCGACCGTAAGACTGTCGTGAGACTCAAAAAAGAGTTCTCTGGACGTCCTATGAACACCGTCATTCAGGAGATAAACAACCAAGACGTGACCCAATCACATCTAAAAGACACACAAGAGCTCCAGAAAATCATGCAACTAGTGACTGGCATTAGCGAGAATGTGCTGGGACAGTTTTCTCCTGGACGACGGTCGGCTAAAGAAGCTGGTGCGGTTAATAACCAAGCAGCGTCACGGTTACGCCTACATATGAAACTCATCTTCGACACAGGTCTTGAGCCTACCGGTCGTATGATGTTGTCTAATCTTCGAGAGGGTTTAGATGTACCGACGTATGTAAAGATACTAGGTGACACTCCTGAATCCCGACAGGGTGCAGAACAGTTTCTTGCCGTGACTAGGGAAGACTTAGTCGGTGACTACGATTTTGAAATATTTGACGGAACATTACCTACAGAGAAGAACGAACTTGCTAACACCTTGCAAGAGTTGGTTCTCGGTATACTATCAAACCCAGAAGCGGCCGGTATACTTGGTTATGATCCTAGTGCTTTAACCGACGAGATACTCCTCCTACGCGGTGTGAGAAATCCAACTCGTTTCAAAATACAAAACACACAACCAGCACCAATAAATGAGCCAAATCAACCAGGAGTTGACCCAGCAGGAGTTGTTAACCCAAGCGGACTCGTTCAGCAAAATGGACCGTCGTTCGCAACTGGAGGCGTTAGCGCACTTCTATAGACATCCGATATATGCTCTTATTGTCTTAACAGCACAGACTAAACAAATGAACATGGTACAACAAGCAATTAACCACGATGGAAGTGGTCTTGATGGTCTTATTGATCGTGGTAAAATGTTAGACAAAACGAGCAGTTACCTATTCTTCGACCAAGAAGTAAGAGACTTGATGGTCGAGTTACAACAAAAACTAAAAACCCAATAATACAATGCCAGAAGAACCAATAGCAGCACCCACTGACGTAGACGCGCCAGTATCGGGCGGGGATGTCTTCGATGATGCAGTAGCACCTGTGTCACAAGAACCACCAGTCGATACTCCAATTAACACGGATACACTACCAGACACACCTCCGGTAGATACTCCTCCTGTGGATACACCTCCCGTAGACGTTGTCCCACCAGTGGATACGCCTCCAGTAGATACACCACCAACAGCATATACAGTAGATCAGCTTAAAGAGCTGGGCGTGTTAGATGCTGAAGGCAAACCTACGGGGAAGACCGACGAAGGTGCTCCAGCACCATTAACCGACGAAGAGTTCAACACAAAGATGAACGTCTTCACACCCTCTGACAAACACATTGAAGCTCTTCACGAAGGTGGTGAGCAAGCTGTCGCTGCGATGGGTGACATCGTTCGTGGGGCTGTCAAAGAAGCGGTTACGTTTTCACGCGTTTTGGCTAATCAGGAACTAAATGCTTACAAACAGCAGTTAGCTCCTTACGTCGAAATGGCACAACAACAAATTTTTAACGAGGAGGTAGCAGAGTTCTACACCGCCAACCCTAATCTTAAGGGTCACGAGCAAGTCGTGGATATGGCGTATAAGAATACACTGGCTGCTGGAGTTAAATACAAATCTAACGAGGAGGCTTACAAAGCTATCGCCGCTGAAGCCAACAAGTTAATAACCACAATACGAGACGGAGGGAAACCTCCACCAACTCAACCAACGAACCAACCACCAGCAAACGCTCCCAAACGGATGCCCCCCTTGTCAGGCGCAGGGCAGGGAGCGAGTTCAACAGACGGAAGCGCGGTAGCACCTCAAGGCCCTCCAGGTATTGAAGTATTCTAACGTTGACCTACTGGTAAATACACAACAAAGACAATGCCTATATTAGGACTACTAGGAACAGAGCAGCTTGCTGCGAACAGATTCACGTCTATTCGTCGTAAGGTGTTTTATTTCTACCCTAACGGCGCGGCTCCTTTGATGGGTCTCTTGTCGTTGCTTGAAGAAGAACAAGCAAACGATCCTGAGTTCTCCATCTTTGAAAAGCGTCTTCCCGAGCACAAACATCTCGTTGAGGTAGATGGCGGTAACGTCTATCTATACGCAGCAGGTGTGGCAGGCTCAACAGCACCAGGTGCGGTGTTTGCTGCTAATGCTGTTCTTACAGCTGCGACAAACTACTGCATTCGTGTTGATTCAATTGATCGGTTCCGTAAGGGACAGATTGTACGAATCAACGCAATGGCACTAGCTGCCGGTGGAACGTCTAACTTCACATTCCGTGTTGTTGATGATCCATTCGTAGCCACTGGTGCTCCTATCGGAGAGGACTTCATTCGTGTTACTCCTCTAATCACAACGCCGTCAATCGACTTCAATGGTTCTAACCTGAATGAGGTTCTGATCGTAGGTTCTGCTCACCGTCAAGGTGCTGTAGGTTCTGCTGAGGTTCCTTACGAAATTCCGGTAACCATTACGAACTACTTACAAATCTTCCGCTCGTCATTCAGCATGACTGGGACAGCTAAGAAGACTCCTGTTAAGTATGACGAAACGTCGGCGTATCGTGACAAGGCAAAGGATGCTGCAGTTACTAACTCACGCGAAATGGAATTCGCTTACATCTTCGGTGATCGGAGTAAGGATGTTGACCCTGTCAGCAACCTGCCTCTGTATACCACTGGTGGTGTTCTCTGGTTCCTATCACAGTGGGAACTGACAGCAGGTAATCCTTACGGTGCAACTGGTGCTACACTGGACACTGACGATAACAAGAGAATCATTGATAACGCAGCGGGAACAATGTCCGTAAAGCGTTACAACGACCTCCTTGAGCGTCTGTTCCGCGTTACCAACAACACTGTGAACGAAAAGCTCGGTCTATGTGGCTCAGGTTTCTTGACTACAATCAATGAAGTCTATAGCGACCAGACCGTATTCAACACCAACTTGCCATTCGAGGCAACGTTCGGTATGGATATCGTTTCACATCGCACACCGTTCGGTACGGTCTTCTACAAGACCCATCCGTTGTTCTCACAGAATCCGGTACTGCGTTTCAACGTTCTCTTCCTCGATGTGCACAACTTGCGCTATCGTTACATGGATGGACGTGACACGCAACTCCTAACGGAACGTCAGGAAAATGATGCTGACTACCGCAGGGACGAGTGGCTCGGTGAAGCTGGACTAGAACTCCGCTTCCCTGAATCCCACATGTACCTACAGAACGTACAGGAGGCTGTGTAACATGGCTGACCTAGCTGCATCTGCTGTCGCAATTGAAGACCGTAAGTATCTTGGTGATATGACCGGTAAGCATCGGGACAAGTTTGTACAGGCTGTTTTGACCTTAACTGGTCAAGGCGGTTTAACAAACAAAATCCCTGCGACACTGTTCGACTTCAAGTCGATCACGCGGGTAGGTCACGCTGTTGGCAATGACAATAAGCGTTACCTAGCTGCTCCATCTTATGATGGACTCAACCTATTGTTATACAACCTAGGCACAAACACACCAGCAGACATTACTGCTACTGTTCGTGTACAACTATACGGAAAGGAATAAGACATGCCACATAAAATATTCAATCCACACAAGGATTCGATCTCTGACTCTACTGGAAAAGAAGTCCAGCAGACTAACCAGATTTCGGGTATGCCTACTGGGAAGGAATTGCATGACACCAATACCATGGTCGCACACACCACAAAGGGTGCGGACAAGGGTATGCTTGGTGGCAAGCCTTCACGGAAGTAATTAAATGGGCAGCGAGTCTCTTCCAACTAATGGAGGGGACTCGCCCCGCCCTTTACTTTTATAACATTATGGACTTCATAGGAATACAAAACTTTATCGCTTCGTTTATGCAGAGAGAGATTGCCGTCTTTGACGATCTCAATGTGTTAGGTACGAACTATCTAAAGGATGCTATTAACATAGCTCAAACAAGGATACTTCGTGACCACGATTTTGAGCTGACGCACAGTACGATTCAGGTAACAATACCTGCACAGGGTCGTTGGATCATTGTGCCGACAGCTTCGATTTATGGTGGGCCTCTGTTGAGGATTAAGAAGTTCACAAGAGCTTGGTCAATGTTAGACCAGCAAAGCAACAATTCAAGCCTAGTACCTTTGTATATTGTTACTAGAGAGTATTTACATTATCACGAGAGTCAGAGACAGGATCAAGCCGCTGGTCTAAATGACACAGCTCGGTTATCAGAGACACCTTTCACTAGGTTTACAGCTAATCGACCTTATGTACAACGACAGGGCAATTGGTTTACGTACGAACCGAATCTGGCTTCTGCTACTAACTTGCAGTTTGATGTGCAGTATTGGTTAGACCCACTAGTTGCTGACATTGATACAAATTTTTTAACGCAGGATGCGCCAGATGTGCTTCTGTATGAGACTATACGACATTTAAACACGTATCTGAAAGACGATGACAGGTTGAATATTCCACAGCGAGAGTACAAACAGGCTTGGGATAGTTTAAAGAACTGGGACGCAGATCAGAACGTATCAATTACTAACGAATACTTCATAGACTAATGGCATTAGATACACTAGATCCTACAGAACCTTTGGGTTCGAGAGACGCAGACGACATTGATTTGTTTATCCGCGAAACCAGACAAGCGATTATTGATTCGTTTGGTCTTGAGCACGACCTCATTGGCGGTCATAAAGCTTTGTTTTTATCTACAGCAATGCTTCAAGATGATGCTGTCACTAAGGATAAAATTAACAACGATATTGCAAATGCTCTGAAGGGTATCAAGAGAGATGCTACGACGAAACAGTTGGAGGTGTTGATAGATACGAACTTGTTTGAGTTCAACGTTTCTGGTGAGTTGACAATTAAAGCAGGAGCTGACCTTGGGCCTTTCCTTGGTTTAAACTCTATTAATGGTGATCGTATACTTGATCTTACTTTATCGTACACTAAACTACTTAGTGCCCTTGGTGCTCCGGGTGACCTACTGATTCAGCAAGCAGGTGGTGGTTATCTTCCTAAAACGTTGAAAGGTCTTATTATTGACTCGGATGGTAATGTAACTGTCGATGTGTCTACACTAGAGTTGATACAATATGCTCGGGTTGAGGAAACAAACGGAGCCGCAGGTACTCCAGGAGGTACGTTAACTGGTGGTACTTGGAATGACAGAAATATGAACGTTGTCGTTGCTGACAATTCTATTGTCTCTGGTGCAACAACGTTGACAGTTAAAGCTGGTGATTATATCGTTCTTGCTGAACTACCTGCCTATGGTGTGGGTCGTCATAAGGGTCGTATCTTTGATGTAACGGGAGCCGCGCCAGTGGTCGGAGGTCAGGGAACTTCATCCGTAAGTATCTACGATCAGACTAACTCACGTATTGTTAAGTTTCTAAGTCTTGCGGTTAATACCGATATTAAGTTTCAGACTTGGGCTGAAGTAACCAAAGCAACTAACGGCAAAGGGGTACCTACTAACCTTTCTCCTGAAGTGTACGCTAGTGCAATATTCTTAAAGGTCGCATAATGCCTAAGCCACAACAGTCGGGATCGGATGTGCTCGCTCACGAGACGCCGCTACAAGGGATGAACTACTTGTCGCCTGCGCACGTGCTTGACCCCAATTCGCAGTTTCGGGAAGTGTCTTGTTTCAAACTCAATATCAAAAGCGGTATGGCTTATAAGATGGTTGGTAAGAAAGTGATTATTAACTAATGGCTCAAGAAGTTACATTAATGCGTGAGTTCCGACAGGAGTTATTTTACTACTGTGATGGACAGATACGTAAGTTCTCTGCTGATGGTACAGATGTGTTAATTCATAACATCGGCAATACAGGCTATGTGCGTCCAGGCTATGTTCGCTGGCACGAGACTCAATTCTTTATCTCGGAAGAGTTTCCGTTAGTTGCTATCCAGTCTAATAGTGTGATCAATGTTGACGGCTTCAATAATCCTGGTGCTCAGTATCCTAGTGGGTTGTATTTAGATATGTTCAGGGATCATTTAGTTGTCGGGGCTATCAGTAACTTTAAAGGTGAACAGAACCTCGAGCGGGTTATGTTTTCTGATCTTCGTAAGTACGGTACGTGGTCAGAAGATCAAACGAACGAAGCAACCTCCTATTATCTCACGGCTAAGAATGAGACTAATGAAGCTGTTGAGGGTTGCACTGGTATGGGGGAGTTAGCACAGAGTTTTGTGCTATACACACCAACGTCTATTGAAATCGTAGAATACGTTGGCTTGCCTCAGGTATTAAACAAACGCCGATTAAAGGGTGAGATTGGTTCTTGTTTTCCTTATGGTGTAATACCTACCAGCTTTGGACATTTCTTCATATCCGACGAGAATATATATTTCCTTGACGAGAGTTTTCAAGTCAACGTAATCGGCGAACCCATCAAGAACTTCTTGTTTGAGACTCTAACCGGCGATCTTACCCACCGATACAAACTACATGGTTGGTTAGATCGTACTGAAGACTATGTCTGGTGGGCTTTTGCGTCTAAGAATGCCGTCGCCGGGGAGTTAGACACAGCCATTGGTTATAACTATCGTTTGCAAATCTGGACAGACACTAAGATGCCTAACGTCCACAGCTTTGCACAGCTCTTCATAGTTAACAATGGTTTAAAGATTGACGACCTGACAGGTACTATTGACGCTCTTACTCCACAGCAAATTGACGACCTTGCACAACAAACGAACTTTAAACAACTTCGGGCTTACGGACATGTCAACTGTAAAATCCTGTCTGAAGGAGCTTTCGATGGTGAGGACGTAGCCAACGATACCCTCGACGTCAAAGAACCATTCGTTGAAACAGCTGACATGATGTACGGTGCTCCTGAACGGATGAAAGAGATTAAGTCTATTGGGCTAGATGCGTCATACGATAATGCCACTTGTTCAGGCGTTGAGATTTTTGTATCAGTACGTGAGAAACTCCTCGATCCAATCGTATATCAGTCGGTTGGTTTCTGGACAGACGTTATCTACGAAAAGCGGAAAACGTTTAGTCCAAGAGCTGGAAGAGTCTTACGATTTAAATTTGTCTGGAGAGCAGTTGACCCACTAACGGGTGTGCTAGATGCGCAGTTCTCTGGTTGGAATGAAGAAATATACTTAGGAAAGGCTATGAGATGAGACAGATAAAAGACTCCGTAGAAGAGTTTGATTTGTTTATGATTGAAACTCAGCAAGACCTCTTAGATAATTGGGACTATATCCGTGAAGGATACCAAGCCATCTTTGAAGCCAACGAGTTTCCCATAAAGGTAACGCTAGAAGAATACTGGAAAACGTGTTCTTGGATTGTTGGATGTAATCCACATGAGGGTTGGGGTGCAATATTTGTTTATAAGCGTAAAGGTATTGATGAGACAGTTGGTCATTTGGTAGTTACGGATGCTACTGAAAGATTCTCTTACCGTCAATTACTTCAGATGTATGCTGTGTACTCACACAAGGACGAGAATGGTAAGAGAGTGGTAACGCTCAAAAACCACTGTGCTGTCGGTGATTGGTACGGAGCAGAATTCGGATACAAGACGCTACAATCTTTTACGCCACGGTTCAGTGGTGCAATTAAACGAGCTTATGTTAAGCTAGCTGGATTCGAACCTGTGGCACTTGTCTTCCACAAACCTATTAAATATGATGATTAATAACTTATGGCGTTGGCTGTTAAGGCCAGTCCAATTGAACTTCTTTGGGGGCGGTAAGGGCGGAGGCTCTAGCCAACAGGATACTAGTATGTCACGTAGTGGTAATACTAATGTGCGTGCTCAGCATACACCGTATGGTAATACTCATGCGTGGGGGCATAACGGGTTAGGGAGATTAACACAGGATTTCAGAGACCATGACATAGGTAAAGAGGTAGGTGATCAGAGTTTCAACACTTGTGGTGTTGGCAACCTTTGTTCTTACTTAGATAACAGCCAAGCGTCTATATTAAACCCTCAATATGAAACAAACACTAATGCGGCTTTCGACAACCGTCTCGCTCGTGCTAATGCCGTTGCTCGTACTGGGGAAGCCAACGTCCTTGCCCCAATTGCTCGCGGAGACTCTTTTAGAACTGCGGACGCTATGCAACAACAGCTTAATTCTAGACAGATTGAGGTGGAACAACAGAGAGAACTGGACTTCAGAAAACTGTTAGATGGTTCTAATGCTATGGCAGCACAAAGAGTTGCTGGTGCTGGTCAGGCTACGAACGCAAAGGCAGGAACGCTTATGCCAGCCGAAGCAATGTCCAAATTCCTTGCTCCGTTCCAGACGGATACGGCAGAAAGCATTGCTGGTAAGGGCGCTCAAACAGCGTCTGGACAGTCTTGGGGTGTACAAGGTGGGGCAAGTTGTTGCTTCATATTCTTGGAGTACTACAATGGCGAGTTGCCGAAGCATGTTAGAGAATGTCGTGATGAATTTGCACCGGAGAATACAGATCGCAGGAAGGGTTATATCTGGATGTCTAAGTGGCTGGTACCAGCAATGAAACGTAGTCGTTTAGTTCGTTCCTTAGTGAACAATACGATGGTGCAGCCTTTAACTAAATGGGGCGGTTGGTACAAAGGTGTACATGACCATGGATATGAGTATCAGAGTGTCAAGAACTTCTGGTTTAAGACTTGGGAAGGAATTGGTAAGTGGCTCTAATCGGCACATTACTAGGCATCAACCGCAATAACCAAGGTGCCCAGCCAAACTCTATTGTCAATCAAGGCAGTAGAAGTCAGGCGACGGGGGTCACACCTTCAGACCTTGATGAGCAGAATGACTTCGAACTTGAGTTTGACAAGGCACGTAAAGACGAGTCATTGGAAGCGACTGAGGATGGTGCGTTCCCGGGTCTGCGTGAGAAGAATACTGAACAGTCAGTTGGGAATTTCACCCGACTACAAAAACTTCGTGAGCAGTCTCAGAGTGCTATTGATCCAAACAAAGATGGTAGAATATTTAGTAAACTAACTGGCGATGATGGTAGAGTGTTATCTCGATTCAACAGACCAAGAGAAGGAGACTCTAATCAGACTATTCCAAACGTTGGAATTGACAGAGGAGGTTTTGCCGGAGTCGTTCCTGATCCTGTAGCGCAGGCTAGTAATACTGAGGGTTTTGGTAACAAGGGTATTCCACAGTTCAATGAGTTTGATTCCATACCTGAACTTTCTTTAAACGCACAACCTAAGAGCTTTCGCTCTCAACAACTTCAACAACTAATGGAGAATACGTAATATGGCAGCAAACTTAAACGCCGGATTCAAAGGAATCTCTGGTTTGAATATAGATACTCGGTTTCGTCCGGGTGCATTAAAGGATTTTAAACGTGACTTGGGAGACTTCTTTGGGGTCAGACCAGTAAGGGACGAACAGGATGCTAGGTTCGCTGAGCAAGTTGTCCCGAGAGCAGGAGAACGGTTGGGGCTGGATCCTGGTGCGCTTCAAGGCATTGGTACTGAACGACAAGAGCAGTTCGTTGACAGGACGTTTGGGGCACCCGGTCGTAATGCTGGTGTCAATGAAGGTCAGCTGGGTTTAGATACTGCTGAGTTTAGTAATGAACAAGAGCTGAACGAACAGCAAAAGCTTGCGTTCTCTAATGTGTTTCAACAGATGTCGTTACCCGAACAGCCGCCAGAAGGCGAAAGACCACAGCCGGGGATCAACATGCGTGACCCTGAGATTATACGTAGACATGCTGGAAGTCTCTCGGATCAGCAGTTACAAAGAATTCAGGATTTGTCACAAGCAGGCCGGGGAGGTACTAGATCAGCCGCAGAACGCGACGCACAAGGCAATCTTACTGGTGCTTTTTTGACAGAGAATATCCCTGGCCCGAGTGGGTTTAATACATTGTTTCCCGGTAGTGCACCGCAAGCAGCAGCTCAGGCCGTACCGTTTGATCCGGCTACATTCAACGCTCGTTTGAAAAACTTACCTAATGACGCCGCTAGAGACGCCGCTTTTGACGAAGAGATAGCTAAGGCACAAGCGTCAGGCAATCTGGCCCTTGTTGATCAGTTGAAAGCTATGCGAATTGGTCGGCAATCTGATGAGCAAAGCAGTCGAGGGAGCCTTGGATTTGAAACAGAATTATTGAATCAGTTTACAGAGGTTACTCCCGAACAAGCGGCTCAAGAACGTGGGTTTCAGACTCCAGGTATCAGAGATAGGTTCCGAGCGTTTACTGAGGATGTCGGTGAGATTGCTGAGTCTGCTGCCTTGGGTGTTTCACGATTCGGTAGGAGTTTAGTGGGAGGTCAAGAAGACCCTATTGCTACGCTGTCCAGACAGGAGATTGAGTTCTTAGACTTGTTGGCTAATGATCCGTCACAGTTTGATAGATTAACTCCCGAACAACAACAGCAGGTTATTATACAAGTTCAAGAGCGGTTTGGGAACATAGAAGAGCTTGAACAATTTCAACCTTCCGGCGGTTCGGGCGGTCTAACAATTGACGCTAATGAAATCGCACGACTAAAACAACTCGGGTTACAATAACATGGCTTTTAAACAACTATCATTTAGGGAAATCTCTGACGAGAAAGAAGACCTTGCTAGGTATTTCCCAGGAATTGCCGAACAGAGTATCGGGGATTTCTCCCGTAAACTTCAAGCAACTGATCCTACTCGTGACTTCACGATGGGCTTCAATGATAGTGTGTTTAAGCGGGCTAGCGTTCAAGTCGATAAAGCATTTGAAGCCACAGGGGTTGATGAGTTTGCGGCCGATCTGGTCGAGCCTTTCGGGGCAACCTTTGGTTTGGATCGACAGGCCGCACGAGATATCGGTAAGGGTCTACCTAGGGGCTTTGCTGAGGTCGGTGCTGCTGGTGTAGGACTTGGCTTGACTGTTGGTAGTGGTGGTGTGTTGCCAACGGTAGCAGGTCTGGGACTGTTGGCCACAGGTACTGGTTCGGCCGCAGCAGATACTTTCACCCGCACTGATGATCCATTTGCCGCAGCTGTTAGTGGTCTTGCTACTGGACTCACAGGCCCGGTTGCTGGGTTAGGCAGGAGAGGAGCGGCTAACTTCTTGAGCAATCGGTTGGGTGGTGTATTAGATAAAGAGGCTGGTAAACTAATCGGTAAGGGCGGTAAAGCAGTGAGGATGGGGTTTACCGATGCGTTGGGTACGAGAGCGTTGCAGAAAGCAGGCGAACAGCTGGGTGAAGAAACTGCTTTGTTTGGTCTGGATATTGTAGAACAAGTGTCTCAGGGTGGTGATCCATTTAGTAAGGAACTATTGTTTGCTAATGCGGTTGGTAATGTTGCTGCTACAGGACGTTTCTTGAATCCGAAAGAAGCAAGGAAACTTAGAAACTTCTTTAAGGGTGAGCGTGATCCAGATACTGGACAAGTTACATTCTCAGATACTGAGAGGATTCAGGTTGGTAGGTTGAGAGAGTTCGAAGCTGCACAAGCGGCTGAAGCCAAGGCTAACGAAAAGCCACAGGAGACTAGAGAGGGTCTAGCGTTGCCCGCCGCTGACGAAGCTGCTACTGCGAGAGGGAAACAATTTGATTTATTGACAGGCCCGGTTGAGGTTAAAGATGCTGACGTTGAGGTTGTTAGTCAGTTACCACCGGAGTTGAGGACTGAAGGTGATCCGCTTGCGTTGTTACCACCAGAGCCGGATACTAGTAGGTTGGCTACAAAACGTGCTGAGGAAACAGCTAGGTTACAACAGCCTCCGGTTGAGGGTGAAGGGGTTATTACTCCAGAACCAGAGGTCAAGACACCCGCGCCTGAAATTAAAACAGACCCCGAGGTAGTAACCACTCCCGTAAGACCAACCTCCGAAGCTGTACAAACCTCTAAGGTAGAAGGATCAGCTAAGTTTGTTAAGTTGAATACGGTTGTCAACGGTGCGTTAAAAGACCTACGTGAAACCAGTCCAGAAATTGTTGACGCACTGGGCCTAAATGGTATTGATCCCGATAGGATTACAGCAAGGGATTTGGAAACAAGGTTCGAGTTTTATGCAGATAGATATGCTGACGCAGATGTAGCTACGGCTCGGTTGGTACAACAGATCAAGAATGTTTACAGTCGAACTACGGCGAAGCTTGAAGCAAGTGAGGGTAAGGTACGATTGAACGAAGCTGAGAGGATTGAAGCGGTTGGTCAGGCTATGCAGCACCTTAACCAAGAAGAGCAACTCGTTGTAGTTGATGCGATGAAGAAGGTTCGTGAGGACTCTGATCAAATTCATTTAGACAACAAGATCATTCGTTATATGCAAGGTGTGCAAAGAGGCCAAAAACGTGACGCCAATCGCTTAGCCGAAATGATACGCAAGAGAGATTTAGATCGTAAAGATAAAGAAGATACCAAACAGCGTACAGAAATTGGCCAAACTGTGACCGGTGAAATACCTGACGCACCAGCCCCTGATGTTAAAACAAAAGTTGAGCAACAGCCTGATGATAGTCAGCCTCAGACTAGGGACAATAGGAAGACGTTGTTGAGAGAGTTAGGGGAGGACGTTGGTATGTTAACCAGCATGTTACGAAATGTAACCAAGGCTAAGGGTAAGGTGTTCGAAAAGAAGTTGACCAATCTGGTTGCGACGATACGGGCTTTGAGCGTAGATACTATTGTGGTAAAAGGTCGTATCGAGCTGACCGATGAGGGCAAACGTATTTTTCTTCAAGCTATAGGTGACCCGGATGGTAACTTATCTGGTTTCCAAAAGGCACACGGTGCAAAGATGAAGGTTGCGCTGAAAGACTTAGAAGCTATCTTAAATGGTAGTGACAAGAATCTGAGTAACCTCAAAGGCGAACCGTTGGATAGGATTGTGAGGATACTAAACGAAGCAGGAGACAGGGGTCTGACACCTAGAGAGCTTGCTGGTATTAACAGAGAGATATCCGGTACAGACTTGAAGGCTAAGTCAGTCGACGATGTCAACGCTTTCTTAGACAAATATTTTGATACACTAGGTTTGGAACCAGCGGTTAAAGAGAACTACAAGCGTGGTGCAATGAACATCATCGGTATGTACAACAAGCTAGATGATCTTCGTATCGGTGAGTTGGATGCTAACATATACAAAGACAAGGTGACGAACGAAGTCCTTGGACATTTGGGTCTCTTCTCTCCAGGGTCTAATAACCCAGGCTCCAAGTACCGTGGGCCATTGGTCGCTATGATTGCTAAACAGATTTCAGATCGTCCCGCAATGGACAGGTTTATGAAGATGATGATACTCGGCCATGAGATGAGTCACGCTGCCTTCTTCGCTCTCAAGGACGCTGACAAGTTAACCGGCCCAGACAGAATGAGAGCCGAATCACTACGTAAAGCTGAGCAATGGGTCGAGCAGATGACGGAAGCTGAGAAGATTGAAGTGTTGGATACGTTGACGCGAGTAGTTGTTCCCAAGAAGTTTCTATTCAAAGGAACACAAATGGATCCAACCATGAAGAGTATTATTAATTCAGTTGCGCGAGACACACCAGAAGAGTTCTTAGCCCAAGTCAACTCGTTGATGTCAGTCGGCATAGCGACCAGGAGTAAGGCACAGAGGAGAGTGTTCAGCAAGGAGCTTCGGCAATACGTCGAGCATATACATCCTGAAGACGTACAAAACTTTGAACGCGGGTTCTTTAGAGATGTGATGGATGCTGCTGACGCTATTCAAACATATCACGCTGGTCGGGGCAAGGCTAAGTTTGGAGCTGAGTTGAGATCGTTCCTTGGTGACCTACAGACACTAGCAGAGGTCAGTCCCGAGGCGTTGAAGGCTCGCAAAGACATGGTGCAGATGGCAACCTATACCAACCCACACCTATTCGAACAGCGTAAGGGTATGCCTATTAAACCAAGTGATCTTGAAGGCGATCAGTTAAGACATCTAAAACTATTCTCTGACAAGGTAGCCCATTGGATAGACCCAACGGCTGACACGAAAGGACTAGGTCTCGGCAAGGAACACCGGATTGGTAAGATCAGACAGTGGTTTGGAAATATGTCCCAGCTAGCTGACGAGTTTGGTGACGAGCTTCCAGTCTTGCGACGTATCTTTGGTATCAGCCTAGACATCGAATCTGTATCTGGTAAGTATATCAGACAACAGATGGGGCCATTTATGACGAGAGACAAAAAAGGTAACATGGTATTGGTTACTGAAGTCGGACGGGAGAGACTAAAGCCCGGACAAAGAATCATAGCCGATGCAATGGTGTTGGTGTCCAACGATGCTAACGCTAAAGATGCGTTCGGTGACGTAGCCCGAGTCATGCAGAAAGAACTTGGTGCGAAACAACACCCTTCAGAGGTACAAGGTTCCCTTGATAAGATTAGTTCGTTCCAAAAGTTGGATGACACCAAGAAGGAGCAAGTGATGGCATTGTTAGATGCGAGCTTAGCGAGTGCTAGGATTACTAGGGATGTGTTGATTAACCATTCCGCAGGTAACCATGCGCTGGGAGTGTCGAAGATGTTACAGGTGAGGAATCGGGGCGAGGAGACGAGTCAGTTTATAGAGATGGGTGACTTGGTGTTTGCTAGGGCTGAAGGGTTGGTCAGGGCTATGAGAACTACACAAGAAATTGATGAGAAGACAGGTCAGCCTATTGTGAAGATTAAACAAACAGCTTTAACTGACCCAGAGGTTGATGCTATTGCTGGTCAGTTGAAAGCGGATATACTTGCAGCGAGACCGGAGTTGGGTAACTTAGACCTCAATGCTGCGTTAAGAACAGCGGCGAGGTTAAGTATCTCACAGATTAAGATGGTTGAGTTTTATAAAGCACGTCCGTATTATTTACCTGAACAGAGGCATGGACAGTTCTTGATTAAATGGCAGGTGCGTAAGTTGGATAGTGACGGACAACCAGTTACAAAAGATGGTATGCCGGTTATGGAAACAGCAACGCATTCGGCTATTGATAAGAAGGACTTAGGTCATCAATTGCAACGAGTCATGGAGACTGAGGGTCTGGAGCGTAAGGACATTGAGATTGTTGACAAGTCAAGAGTATCTGTTGTAGACAATAACAATCATTACATGGATGAACGTGTGTTGAATATGTTTATTGAGATGGAAAACGCGGTGTTCGATTCGGCTAGGAAAGAACTGAAGTCGCAGTTAGACGCTGAGGACTTTGCTAAGTTCAGCGAGTTTAAATATTCACCTGGGGTGAAGGTTGCTGAAGAGTTTGCTAAGAGGACGCAGAGGTCGTTCGAGAAACAACGGAAGTTTAAAGCGGGTCGAAATTACGTAGACATGTGGCAAGCGAGCTTAAATCAAGTTGTTAATGTAGCTCATTCAGTTACGTTGAGTCGTGCTAAGAAGATGAACCAGTTGTTGGTCAGTGATGCAAAGTTAGCACAGCATAAAGATATACAAAATCTTGCGGCTGGGTATGCACAGAATATGACACAGCAACAGAGCAAGGAGTATAGTGCGTTTAAGAATGGTATCTTTGCTTACTGGTTAGGATTTAATATATCCTCCGCGTTGATTGAAACGACACAGCCAGTGCTTACGTTGTTGCCACATTTGATTAGGCAGACTGGGAGTATTGGACAATCAATGGGTATGATGAAAAGAGGTGCGACAGCGTTGGGCGAGGCTTATGGTAGTAGAAAGAAAGGTAAGCAGTTAGACTTTAAAGATGAAGAGTTGACAAGACATTTTAATCGTGCGATGGATGAAGGGTTATTGACGTCTGGTACTTTAGATGAGTTAGTTAATCCTAAGCAGATTGACTCTTTGTTGCAGAGTCGGATGTCAAAGGGTAAACCCGGGCTTGATCCGATATCACTAACAAAGAACTCGGCGCATTGGTACATGCACACGGCTAAGAAGATATACTCAATGGCTAGTGGTACTGGTGCAAAGCTAGGCTTTATGACTAATTGGGAACTGGGTAAGTCACGCGGGTTAAAAGGCGAGGCACTGTATTCGTTTGCTAAACAAGGTGTGGCAACAACCAGCTTCTCAGGTGGTAGGGCAAACAGACCATTCTTCTTTGACAAAGCTGGGCCGGGTGTGCAGGGTGCGCTGGGTGTGATCTTTACTCTACAGAATTTCACGTTTGCTACGCTGGGTCAGATGGGTCGGTTTGCTAAAGAAGCTATTGACAGTAGTGATAGGTTAAGTCTGCCAGACAAATCAGCAGCACGTAAAGCTTTTGCTACGCAGATGATGGTACAGATGGGCTTAGCCGGTAGTATGGGAATGCCTTTTGCTGGTGCGGCTTTGCGAATTATTGAAAACATGTTCGGGATTGAGCTGGAACAAGTAGCTAAGGAAGGTATACAAGACTTGGCTGGTGACGACGAAGAGCTTGGGTTCTTCTTGAGTGACTTGGCTATGTCTGGTGTGCCCACGGCCTTCAGTGGTGCTGCAAGTAGGGCAACGGATCACCAGATTCCTGGGATTAGTTTCGATTCGAGACTGGGTCTTGGTGGCGGAGTGTTGGGTACGAACCCATACGATGGTTGGAACATCAAGGGTATAGCAGGTGCGACCTTGGGTACCGCTGAGAATATTTATGAAGGTGTGCAGAAAGCTGTGCAAGGTGACCTACTCGGAGGTGCTGAAGCGGCTGCACCTCAGTGGATGCGGGGTGCGCTACAGCAAATTGCTGACGGTGGTGCGATGCGGGATAATAAAGGTGAGCTGTTGTTTAAGCCTAGCATGACGGAACAGATTGCTCATGTCGCAGGGTTCAGACCGAAGCGATTGACTGAAGTCAGGGAACAGCAACAGGCTATGCGACGAGTTGAAGAGTTGGTTGGCGAAGAACGTAGGCAGGCTCTTGCCGAGGTTGCGACGAATTTCAACGCTGGAAATGTTCCGGTAGCTCAGGCTTTGTTGAGTGAGTATCTCGCGAAGAACCCAACGGAAGATAGGGATTCAGTTGCTGACTCTGTGGCAAACATTGCGGTGCAGCAAGTAATTCCACAAGACCCGTTAGGTAATGTGAGCCGTGCTGCTGAGCCGAGAGCTGAACAGATTGCGGCATCAACTCCTAATGTTCCGTTTGGTACAGAGACAGACAGGAGACAGTTGAAGGATCAGGTGACGACTCAGTTGACTGGACAATTCTCTCTTCCGAGTCCTCAGACATTTATGATAGATTCGTTAGTGGATCAGATACGAAGTCAAAATCCGAACATGCCGAGGGCACAAGCGAGGCGTATGGCACAGCAGATGTTGGGGGGTAGCACCAGACTATCACTGTAAGTTAGGTGTCCTTGTCCTCTCTGAACGATATAAACCTCGGGTGTTGTAAGATACCCTGATCCGACCGTTGACTACCTTTTATTTCAACACACCGTCCGATAAAAGAAGTTTGGTCGTTCCAGATTTCGTCACGCAAACTGTCGGTCATTCCAGAGCAACGGGTTACCTCGGCTCCGGTAGGTTCTTTCGAAAGACCCAGTGCCCCGAGTGTGTCTGCATACTTCCCGTCACCACGATGGCAAGCGACTATGTACATATCTTCGGTCTCAACTGCCTTGACTTTTAATATCGGTTCCGACTGAGGGTCAGACCATTTTTTAAACACCAGACCTTCGAAACCGTGTTTAACTATTGCGGTGTTCCAGATAGCTTGGGCGTCAGTAACAGGATAGGATTGCACAATCACAAAGTTCGGAGGCAAGGTGCCTGCCAATTGTTGGAGGAGTCTGTAGCGTTCGATGTAGGTGTAGGCTTCAAAGCCGTAAACGTCGTGTACGTATATGTTACCTTCACGGTCAGGGTGTTTCGCCCACTCACGTCCGTACATGAACTCGCCGATCACGGAGGGGATTTGTTGGTTCAAAGGTCGGCAGATGTCTTGACGTAGGTTACGACCATTGCAGGATAGGTAGTCTATTTCGGTGTGTTGGGTTCGGGGTGTGAAGTCGGTACGGCACCACCACCCGTCGTATTTGAGTTGACAGATGTCATAGCCTTTAGCTATTGCGTCTGCGATGGTTGAGTCTTTAGAGGGTTGTTTCATACAAGGAACCTTTCTCTGTCTGTTGGTGCAAAGCGGTTGAGTAGTCCCATGACTTCGTGATTCATATGTCTTGGGTGGATCAAATATAATAACTGACGCTTAAGCTCATGATGTCCGATAATGACCTCCTTGTATAAGGAATCGACGAGCTGAAGTTTCATTCTATAGTGGGCCTCTCTAACTGGGTCGTACTCGGCCTGTCTACCAATGCGTTTAGAAACGCGAGCCTCAGTACGTTGTTTATATAACGCTTTGATTATAATGTAATCGTCGTGTTCATAATCATTGTCGAATTGTATATCATTTTCTCGTATCATTTACCGTCCTTTCCTATTAGTTTATAGAAGGAACGTTTGGTAGCAGTAGGGTCACCGTCTTCGCCACCAATTTGTACCTTCTTGATTTTGTCTGTTTGTTCGAGATGCAACATGACTTGGAGTATCTCTGCCATGTTACCGTGTGGGAATAACTCCTTCTTCATAAACTTTTCGGGGAGCATGTTGTTGGGTGCTCGGTCAAGAATCTCCACGGCTTTAGAAGCTAGGGCGTTTAGTTCATTACGACCTATACCTTGGAAGACCTTTTCGAGATTGTCTTCGACGAGTTGCAACATCTCCAAACCCATCTTGAGGTGTGGTGTGTCGAGAACGAGTACACCAGTTTCGCTAACTGCAATTAGCATACTGATTTTTAATAGTTGAATATGTTTGGATTCATAGAACGATGCAGTCAGGTCGTTGGAGGGTATGTCTAGTGTTTCGTACCAGTGATCGTAGAATGCTAGGGCGTCTGGAGTCCATTTGAACTTACCTTTAACGGCCAGAAGTTTGTGTGATATTTTAACTAATTCTTTCCACGACGCGTACATCTCTTTAGTAATTTCTGGACGGGCAACACGCTTTCCTTTACCAGTTTCATATACGAAGAGGCAGCGACGAGAGAAGCCTCCAGTAATAACATCGTCCCGCATACGAGCAGTGATCCAAGCAGGTGTAGTGCAACCCAAGAGAGTAAGATAAGGACCGATAATAACCTCCGTCCCTTTGTTCTTCGTGCGGTTTTCATATACAGGTTCATCATAGACGTTGGTTAAGAAGTCTACCATATGAGCTGAGTTAGCACCAAGAAAATGGCTAAGCTCAGTAACGCATACGGTAAGAGGAGTGTACAGCGTTGGCTCTGCGGAGACATCCGTGGTAAATGATCGTTCGTTCTCTGCCATTTGTTTAACAACGCTTTCCTTTGTTTGACATTCGGCCGACATAGGGACAAGGTCTGCACCGAGTTCACGGAGTAGCTTCTTGCAAACAGACATTGCGGTAGTCTTGCGGTTACCCGGAGGGCCAACCAGCGTAACGTAGAGGTTAGGAAAGACGTCGAAGTAACCCTGCTCGATCCAGACACGACGTGATACGATTGATGATAGCGCGACCAGTCCACTAAAGAGGTGGTACGTAGGGTGAGCTTCGTTTTCTTTAACGAATTCTGCATAGTGTTTGATGAATGACATTATAGATTAAATTCCCCTTGTTCGTATTCGGTGAATATGTTATCAAGGTTAGGTGGGATGTATGACGCGGGTTTCATAACCTTACCGGTTGAGTCTTTGACACACTTGCCATTGACTACCTTGGTCATGTTGGAAAATTGAACCCGCTTGAATGCTTCGGGTAGTACGTCTTGATGTCCGCATGTAACTGCTGCTCCGTACAGTACGTAAGTTATGTCGGCTAGGGCGTCAATGACTTCGACTTCGTGGTACAATTCTGGGTCATAACTTTGAGTGTCCATGTAGATATTCATGTCAAACCCGAAAGCCTGTGCGAGTTCTTCGACCTCCTCGACTAGTAGTTTGATACGAAGGAGAGCAATAGACTCATCCAACTTTTGGATAGGTTCATCGGGGGTGGGTTGGTCACATGCCTGCATGAATGTGCGCACGTCTTGAATTTGTTTTTTCATAATGAGTACCTGTCTTTCGGTGATGAGTTAGTGATTGATGCTTTATTTTTAAGTTTGCGACAACGGGCTTTGTCTTCATGTGCGCCGGTCTCGAAGCCGTGTTTGAGTTGGTCGATGATGTTCTTTGTGGTGTATGGGGGCTTGAGGTCTACACCTTCGTTGGCTGCTATGATACGTATGGCTTCGTATAGGGGGAGAACGAATGTGCCTTTGAGTTCGAGACGTTCCCGACAGTCTTTAGCTATTAGTTCAGCGAGTTTTTTGTTTGTTGAGTGGTAGGCTGAGCCAGTCATGGGGTCGATTAGAACAGTGGTCTTTCGACCGTCCATAATGACCCAGATGTTGGAGGAGCCAAGGTCAAGCGGGTTACCTTGGTTGTCTTTGAGTGCGAATTTATCTATCATAGTGTTGGTTGGTTGTGGAGGGAACAAAGGAGTGTGTGTCCTTGGTGAGTACAGTACTTCTGCATGTAACCTTCAATGCGAAGGGTGTGTACGTTGAGTTCAAAATATTGTGCGGCCTCGTAGAGGGTTAGGGTGTCACCTACTTTGAGGTCAGGCGCGAAGTCTGGTGTGGCGGGTGTACGTGTTACGGTGTAGGTCATAATTTAAATTTCTTTACAAGTCGATTGATTACTTCTTTTTGTGCGTCAGAGAATTCTGTTCGCCCGAGGTTTGATTCGACGAACTCACATTCCCATTCGGTTAGTTCGTAGGGTTGGTGGTCTTCGAGGTAGTTTATAACTTCTTCGCAGTCGTAGTCGTCAAGGTCTGGCATTGGTGTCCTTTCTGTTCGGGGTTAGTTTTACAGATTTCCCACCCATGAGCCTGTGCCAGCATCTCACAGTCTTTTAACTGATCCTCGCTCAGAAAGTTTATCATGCCTAAGTGCCTTAGGCGTAATTCGTCCGTGTCAGATACAGCCCTCCAAAACACAAACAGGCCATTCTCTCCGAACTTAAACGGTTTGATTGATATGGCTGACTTACTCATCCTCCGCCTTTCTGTTCGGGGTTATCTTGGATTGTTTGGGCTATTAGTTTAGCTGCCTTCTGTGTTCTTACTGTGCATATATCGAATAAGCCACGCTGTAGATTGTATCCATATATTGTTTTATGGATGTGCCACCTTGCTCCCGAGGGGCTATCAGCCCTCAAGCAATGATTCCTCCACCCTGCTCCGTTTTTAGGCTCCTTCAGGTATGGCTTCGTCCAGTTAATCTTCATCCTCCGACCTCCTGTTCGGGTTCAGCGGGTAAGGGCGCACAAGGGAAGTCCATAACAGGGTAAGCCTCAGGGCCGCCCTCTCTCAACTCCCTGTCGTATTTAGATGCTTCTAACACCTGATTAACGTATTCCTCCTCCGTTGCTGGTTTCGGCAGGGTCTTGCTCAAATACTCACCCTCGTTTAAATCCTTTGTCTCTTCCTCGTAGTCGAGTCGGGCTTTAATCTTTGCCTTGGTCTCTTCAGATACTTCGAGGTTATCAAACAACAGGGTCTTGAGTACGGTGAGTTCTTTTACGTGTTCCTTAACCTCGTCAAGCATATTGCTAACCTGAATAACCTTAACGCACTTAGCATTCGGCATTAGCTTATCACCCCAAGGGAAGGTGTTGATTACTATCAGTCGCATCTTAATTCGGTAGAAGCATTCCTCAATCACATCCTCCACGCTCACGCCCTCAGACCTGCCCTGCGATAAGCCAGATAGGTAGGCAATGCGTATGTCTACGTCCATAAAGGCATGTGGGTCTCTGCCGTATTTCTTCCGAAACCACGCCTCGAATAATTCCTCGTCTGTCATTCTGTATCCTTCCAGTTTAAACCGCATCCACCTTCAACCGGAATGGTGAGTGTGATACCGTGTATTGTTAATGGGTTGTCGAAATAGGTTTGCATCTTTTGCTGTGCCCACTCGCGACGGGCTGTTGGCCATTGACCTGCAAGTGCGTCGTGAATCATGACGAGCGGTTGAATGATGAGCGAACCCGACGGCGTACGGTTCTCAGGGTCGTAATACATATTATGCAAGGCGAGGTTAGTTGCATAAGTGGTATTGTGCTGAGGTTCGTGCGATAACGCTTCCCGTAACGTAGCTTGGTCAAGCTCACGAGCAGGGCGGATCGAGGTGAAACGTCTAAGTGCACCCGAAGCGCATCGGAGTTGTTTTGTCTCCCGAACAGTTTTCTCAATCCATCTTGTGCGGACGGATACTTGGTATAGCTCATCGTATAGTTGTTGTAGAAGTGCAGCGGTTGGGACAGAGATGTCGATTGATCCGCGTGACCGTTTGAAGATTGTCTCGCGTAACAGCGCAGGCTTCATGCCGTAATTGGTACCGTGCTGGCAGGCTTTTGCGCAGGTGTACATCTTGTCGTCCTTAGCAACCTCGGATTGTTTGTCAAGCCAGTCTTGATTTGACCACGAGCGACACACAGAGGCACCGTAACGTTGCATTAGGATGATGTTCTTGGATGGTTTGATACCGAGCTTAAGATGTTCTAACATCTTGTCGTGTCCGAGTGCAGCTAGGTCACAAGCAACTGTCCAAGCGTCCGCGCCGGAGAGGTCGTATTGGTAGAAGTCGTAGTCAGGGTCGGAGATGAATAAATTACGAACGTCCTTCTGTTGGTTCTGTAAGTTAGTACCTAACATCTCGATAGACGATTTCCAGTTTAGTATGGGTACACCTTCTGTGTTGTGTTCGATCTTAGGTAGTTGGACACGCTCGGGTACGTTTGTATCACGCGAGTTGCATCTGCCTGTGACAGTGCCGACAGGGTTATAGACCGATCTGATTCGATTGTCCTCAAACGGGATGAGCTTGCCAAGGTCAGACATGTAGGTACGGAGTCGGACGAGTTCCAATAAGAGTTTAAGGATAGGTATTTTAGTCTTGTCGTAGAGTTTGAGTAAGGCTTCTTCGTTGGTTGTGATCTTACGGGTTGCGCCTCGACCTTCATATTGTGGTGGGAGTTTGAGTGAGTTAGCGTGTAGTTTAAGGCACTTCTCGTAGTTAGGAGTGGACTTAGCTGGGGCGTCTTTGAGGGTGCCATAAAGGAACGCTTTCTTGTGGTCAACAGATTTAACGTTGAAAGGTGCTCCGGCGAGTTCGTCGACTTCGAGTTGTAGTATTTTAATCTTTGACCACGTGTCGTCTACTTGTTTCTGCCACTCGGCGCGGTCGAATAGACAACCTCGGAGAGACATATATAGGTAGGGCTTTAGGATTTCCATGTTGAACTGGTAGTGAGCGTAAGATAGTGGGTCGGCGCGTAAGCCGTTGACGACGTGGGTATGTATCTCGGTGGTGACGGCTGAGTCTTTGCCACAGTATTCCCAGTGTGTTGTGTCTCCAGATTTGGTTCGTTCGTCTTTGTAGTAAGGCTCCTTTGTGTATATGGAGGTTTGTAAACCAAGCGACTTTTTTAATTCGTGAAACATCTCCCAGTGTGCCAGCATAGTGTCCCCAATTACACCACGTATTAGAATCGAGTGACGAAATGCGAATACAAACAGTTCGTACATAGCATTTTGACATATCTTTGGTATGGTTGGGTCGGCAAGGATCGAACATAGTTTTTGCCAGAGGATAAGTTCTTCGTGTTCTTCCCAGCAGTTGGTACCGTCTTGCCGACGGAATGGTAGTGTGAATCCCCAAAGAGGTTCGGGGAATAAGGATATGCAGGTTACACCTTTTTCATCAGGGTACCCTTCGAGGTCAATAGCTAGGGCGTCTTTACGTTGCTGGACTTTGTCAAGGCAGGCGATCTGGACTCCGAGGTCAAGGTCAGTGATGATGGTGCGGTTGGGGAGTATGAGGTCGGGTGTTGCGCCTTCTAGTTTAGCACGACGAATGTCAAATTTAAACAAAGGAGTACTGCTGTAATCGCGTAGGCAATAAGCAGGATGTAGACAGCCCAGTGCTTTATAACCCCAAGACGAGGTGAACAAGGTGCCTCTGTAAAACATGATAGAGTGAGACACGCCAGCAGCACGAAGAGCATACTGACCCAGACATAGAACAAGGTTGGGTTTAAATTCATTGAGGTCGCGAGTGAGTTGGGCTAAGCCAGATTGTATTTCAGGTCCGTCCCACTTAAAGCGGAAGAGTGAACCGCCGGGTGGTTGTATCTGACATACGTTACCGAAGAAGCATTGTTTTGGGTTGAGTCCGATGGAGGACATAACCCCTCGGAGGAAACGACCAGAGGTCGAGGCGAAGGGTTCCCGTTGAATGACATCGTCCGAGCTTGGTGCTTCACCGATTACGGCAACACGAATAGCGGAGGGAGCTAAGTCAGGGAAGCGGTTGGGTACAGGTGTCATCAGAATGTTATATCGTCGTCGGTTGGTTCGCCACGTAAGTCACAGGGGACACCGCTTTGGTCTTGTCCAACGGCTGAGCGGTCGAAGGCGTGTTCCCTGTCATCTGTGTCTACTGCGTAGTTGGACAGAATCTTACCAGCACAATGGAGTTGTTTTTCTGTCATACCACCTTCATGCTTAGGTACATCACGGCAGAACCCACGCTCGAAGTCGTTGAGGTTATCACCGTGTTGTTCGAAGACGAGCTTTAATTGTCTGCGAATCTCGTTATGCGCAAGGGCAGTCTCGTCGTCGACTACGGGACGCTCGGGTCTGCGTTGGTTCTGAGGTGCGTTAGAGGAACGAACTCGGTCAAGACGATCAGCCATGTCGCGAAGTCCTGTGATGAGTATGTTATAGATGTCTTCTTCGGGCATTACTTGATTAGGTTGTGGGTTAAGAGGAAGCGTTGAAGGGCTTGGATTTCGTTGGATTCTAGGAACACTTCGTTATGACGAGTAACTCCGTTGTCGGTATAGATGCAGATGCAGTGACCTTGATCTTCTACGTAAGCACCATCACCTAGATAGGCACGTGGTATTTCTTGTTCTGGCATAGGTTAGTTCCAATTGTTGTATGAGTTATAGATTTTTGTGGTGCATGTGTTGACCACGGATGGTGGCGATTGATTGGTTTGTTCTGATGAGTTTGTCAATGTGACGTTTAGCTATTTGTTTTGCGTCGAGTGCGTAGGCTCCGCGTGGTGGTGGTGGGAGTACAGTTTTGTTTGAGTTGATGATGTGGTATATCCAAGTACGAGTGTCGTCTGTGATTAGGTCTTGGATCGTGACTTGGTGACCGCGGTAGGTGAATATCATTTGAAACATTTAAGAGAAGGTTACGTCCGCGCCGTACTTTTCACGGTAAAATTCGCAGATCATGTTGAATTGTTGGTTGTAGTGAGTGGAGTCTATCTCGCAGTTGCATATGTTATATCCGTCGTGGAGTAGTGCTCGTGACATGGAGCCGACACCAGAGAACGGGTCACATATGGTTTGGTTCTTGAGAGCGACGGCTTGGGCAATCCACTGCCAGAGTGAGGTTGGTTTGACAAACGGGTGGCCTGAGAATAGACGTCGTTCTGGGTCAGATGATGCCATGTGGTAGCAGGTTGATTGAGGTTCGGTGAGAGTTGCGACTCCCTTTCGGAGTACGAGTGCGACCTCGATGTTTTTAGTGAAGTTATAGGAGGCGGCTTGGTTCATACAGGAGTGGGCTTTGATCCAGACTAGAGGCCAGCGTTGTGACTTGAATCCGATGTCTTCTGCGAGGAGACGAAGGTGATTCCAGTGAACAGCGTCGCAGAACCATACGCAGAACCCTTTGTCGCGTAGGATGTAGTGACATTGTTGGAGCCATGCGTTGAAGTTGTCGAGGTTGGATTGCACATCGTGGGTTTCAGCTATGCGTGAGATGTCGTCCATGCCGGTGTTACCTTGATCGAGGTTGGCCATGTCTATACCGTAGGGTGGGTCGGTTATGATATGGTCAACAGATTCGGGTGACCATGGTAGGTCAAGGAATGAGCCGTGGCGTATCATGTGAGAGACAGGGATAGAGGATGGGTTGTTTGGTAGGGAGTTGGGTTGGGCTAACGCGTCATCACCTTGCTCTTCGTTCCATGAGGAGAGTACGTCGTCGACACCTGCGGTAGCTTCTTTGTTGGTGGCCGAGGCTGCGTAGGGTGACGTGCCTGCTTTGATTTGTGCCATCGTGCGTTTGGCAACAAGGTCTTCAGCTAGGTCATGCTTGCGTTGAGTGATGATACGGAGTGCGTCCATTAGACCTTCGGCGTTGGTTACTTCTTCGTCACCGTCAGCTATGTGCTGTGCGATGAGAAGACAGTAGCCTACGTTACCGTTAGACATGCCGAGGAGTTCACCGGTGTGTGATGTCCACCACTTTTCTTGTGCTCGTGAGGCTTCGCCTTGCTTGGTGTTGTGTACTTTACGGACGGCGAGACAGGTCTCTTGCCATGCGAATTGTTTGCGACGGACATTCTCTTCGAGTTCAAGCATGGAGAGGTGAGAGATGTCGCGGGTTGTCATGCGGGTGAAGTGCTTGCCTTCGATTAGGATACCGCCGGATTGAATGAAGGATATGATGTCAGGGTGACAGTCGTCAGTAACTTGAAAGTTCTGAGAGTTCACTAAGGAGAGTAATGCTCGGGTGCGACGACCTCCTGCGACCAAGGTGTTGTCTTGGTTGATGCAGATAGGTTGGATTAGTCCGAGTGAGAGGATAGACTCCGCGAGCTTAGCTACGTCACCGTAGTCTTCGCGAACCCTGTCTTCTCGTTTAATATCAGAGATTTTTATTTGGGACATTTGTTGGTATGGTTGGTTGTGGGTTTGCCCATGCTTGCGACTGCATGATGTAAAGGTGAGCGAGTGCTGTTTCGTATGCGTCTTCTAAGTCTTCGCATTGTATGTTTGGTACTCCGTGGTCGGTGTCTACTTCCCAACGGTATTGAATCATTGTAGCTGTTGACCAAATGTGTAGGTTGAGTAAGACGAAGTATCGTCCTGATGAGACCTTGATAGAGTTGCGGTGCGCTGTGATGTGTATGTCTGTCATGGTGGGTAGGCATACCTCGCACGGGTTAGAACCGTGACGAGGATGCGTTTGGTTAGGCTGCCTTCTTTATGAGCCGTTTGATCTGCTCACGCGGTGGGTAGGATTCGCCAGTCTCTGGGTTCGTGGAGTTCTCAACGCCAGTGACAGCAGTGAGTGTCTGTCCTTTGTAGGCTTCGAGCGTTGGGTCCCAGTGACGACTGCCAAGAACTGCGTCCATGAAGCGGGCGAGGTCTTGTTTGTAGTCGTACTTTTCTGTGGTGACGAGCCAGATTTTATGGAACACGGTGACTGAGCCTATGGCTAGTGTCTTTCCGTCCACGGTCTGTGCTTCTGCTTGCAACAGGAGTTGCATCGAGAGGCATGGTGTACCCTTGCGGGATTCGTCCTTCTTGACGTCCTTGACTAAGAACTCATAGGTTCCAGGTGCAAGAACAGGCCGAGAGGTGTCGATCGCGTTCAGGTCTGTGTTAGCGAGGTCGTCCCAAACTGCGTTCAGGGCGTCCGAGTTTACTTCTTCTTCTGACATATATATGTGTGTTGGTGTTTTACTTATGCGGTCTTGAAGTAGGCCGCTAGATGTTTAGTCCAGACTTCAGATGGTTTGAGTCCAGTGAGATTCAAGGTTGATTCTTTCATGCCGAGTGAATTACCTATTTGATGGAGGTTACGTGGCGCGACGCGTAGTAGGTAGTCTGTCTTATCTCCGATGGTCTTGAGTTCGGTTCGCCATACGTCGGAGAACAGACCAGAAAGGTTGTTCTTTAGTGAACCAGGTATCATAGGTCGGTAAGCGACGGTGGCGCCAGACTTCTCGTCGGTTACAAGTTCTTCGTGGCATGTGCATATGAAGATTTTACCAGAGGCACGAGCTTCCATGACTAGCTGGGTCATACGTACTTGGAAGGGTCTCCAGTATGACATGTTCATGACAGCGTCACCTGCTACGGTGTTCTGACGTTCCGTGGAAGCTTTGGCTGAGTGAATGATGGAGTCTTGTAGGAAGTTTGACAGGTGAGAGAGTCCGTCTATTATAATGGTGGAGACGGAAGGGTCGGCTATGGCGTCCTTCATGAATGTCATGGCAGTTGTCCAGCGTGCGTGGGGTTCGGATTCGTGTGGGTCTACATAGACGAAGGGTGGTGAGCCAGCCCAACGGAGTGCACCGTCTAGGTTGTGGTCACAGTCAAGGATAGCTGGGTTAGGGAAAGCGAATTGGAGACAGGTCTTGCCGGACTTGGGTGTACCAATAAGGAGCAAGCCGAAGTTGGAGGAGAGTTTATATGCGGAGGAGTCTTTCATTACTTAGCTGGTTTGAGTTGGAGACATAAGGCTTTATGGTCTGTTACCTTACGCATGGGTTGGTGTTGTAGTTTACTGTAGACTGCTGACACTAAGATGGGATGATCTTGTTGAATAGCGGTAAGAGATTTGTCGTCTCCGAGGTCGAACCTGAGTTTGCACACGATACAAGTAGCAAGCTCTAGGTCTTGAAGGATCTTTTGTGTTACAATCTCTCCTTCGAGCATAAGTTTCTGTTCTGGCATATGAGTTAGTTCCAATGGTTGGATGGGTTAGGATTTGAGGTTAGCTAGATAAGTGTAAATAGCGGAATGTGGTATGATGTCTTTGTATTCATAGCCGTGTTCGTTAGCAATGGTAACCTTATATCCTAATGGGTGTTCAAGCTGTTCTTCTATATACCAGACATGTGAATCACAAATTTGTTTAGTGTCCTTAGCTACTGCTATGAGTAGGTCTGGGAAATATGTCTTGCTCATGGTATGTATGGTTTAGCTTCGTTGACTACTGCGGATTCGTCTTGGTCTACAGGGTTCCAAGTCCAGTCACGGTACTCGGGTGAGTCTATCATGATCTGGCGTTGAGGGTCGGTGCGCATTGAACAGATGTCGAAGAACTGACAGCGTCCGAATTTACCCTTGCACCATATGGTTTGCATAGGGAAGTAACCTCGGAGGTAGTTGTGTAAGAAGTCCGAGATCATGTGCATTACGTTTTGTTCCCACTCGACGATTTGTTCGGGAGAGTAGTAGACAGGTTGACGAAGAAAGTCAATTGAAAACCCTTGCTTGTTCGGCTTGCGATTAACGAGAATGTTAACATACGCACCAATGATAGGGTGAGTGATAAGTTTCTGACCCGCCCAGACGTAGCCTTTGAACTGGTTTGAGTTGACGTACTCGTCAAAGATAGTTGCGCCACCTTGGGAAGAGGTCTTATGATCAAAGACGAAATGGTTGTCGTCTCCGTCACGGATGAGGAGGTCGATACGCCCAGTCCATAGGATCGGGAGCGTCTTGATGTGTTTGATTTGTGTTGTTCCATCGGTTAGGTTTAGGATGTTAACGTCTTGGTTTATGGGTAGTTCCATTAGAGGGAGACAGAATGGGAGTTCGACTGCTTTGTTGTCGTCGTTGCAGTTGTCAACGGTGCATACTGTGAATGGTTCGATTGGGTAGTGTTTGTTGTAACGCACCATGCACTCGGCTGCTTGTTCTAGGTTACGGAAGTCGCCATCGGGTGGTGACCAGAGGGTGAAGGCTTCGACTAGGTTGTTAACCATGTCTTGGGTTAGGTCTTCGTCAGCCATACGTTTGGGTGAGCGGTAACGTACTTCCAGAGCTTCGTGCATGATGCGACCGAAGACGAGGGGCACACGTTCAATGTTCTTTTCTCGTCTGTGGATGAGGAGGTACTGGGATTGACGGGAACATTGCTCGAATGTGCTGAGCGAGGAGTTGTCTATGGTGAGTACTTCTCCGTCGACAAGAGGGAGAGGCATGGCTGTGTTAGGGTCGTACATGGTTAGGATGTGTACTTGGTTAGATAATCTGATTCCATTTGTTGTGACTTCTTAGCCTTGGCGGTTTCGGATACAGGTTTCTTAGTGCGTGACCCAGTCTTCTTACCGCCCACTTGTTTTCTTAGTTGTTGCCCGTTTGCTGACGCTTCTCGCAGTTTTCTTAGATGGTCTTGCAGGTCTTCGGGTGACATTTCCTCCATCGGTTGTTGTATTAAGTTCAAGAGAGGTGCGTCTGGCGATAAGTTGTCTAAGTTTTCGTTCATTGTCTGGTGAGTAGTGATTAAGGTTGTGGGCTTCGATGTCGTGTACGATTGAGAAGATGAATGCGGTGAGACAGTCGGATAGGATGCCTCGGTCTGGTACGACTGAGCCTATCTGACGACGGTGGGCGGTAGAAACGTCAGCGGAGAGACGGATTTTGTCTGGCTCTTCGTGGTATGGATTGATTGGTGTGCCTTGTAGGTCTTGAGTAGACTGAAAGACTTTAGCTGTCATTGTGCTCATATTGATGGTTGGTTAGGTGTGTCGTCGTGCGATTGCGATAAGTGTTTGTTGAGTTTGTCTAAAGAGTCATCGGGTGTAAATTGTCGTTGTCTATCGGCAGAGTCTATTTCCGTTGCTGTCATACGTGCTGTTGGCGCGAGGTCAACCATGAGACAGTGAAGTAGGCCGAGGTAGTTACGTGCGTCATTGATGCGTGATGTGAAGTCCTCGGAGCGGTCAACAGGGTAGTCTGGGTTGTCAGCTATTGCTTGGTTGATTGAATCGAAGTGTTTGTTCATGTAGACTTGGAGGACTTGGAATGGTGTGAGGCCAAGGCGTTCTGCATTCCGTTTGAAGTTCGATAGAACATCATGGTCACCTGAGTATGCGTGTCCTTTAAGGTGCATTAGAGAGAGTTCAGTGACGGTAAGGTCTGAGAAAAGTTTATTGCGTTGTTCTGCGTTCATGAGCCATGCCGTTTGAAGTGGTATTTATTGTTAGATATGAATGTACGGATACCCCAGTAACGAATGTAGGTTTGCGTATCTTCTTGAACTAGGTATTGTTTACCACGGTTCTCTTTGATTAACCATGTTGGACGTTCGCGTCGTGCGTACGGGTTCTTCTTAGGGTTGTCGTCAGGGTGACGTGGTTGTGGAACAGGTTGTTTTGCTGTCATATTAACAGGAGTTTATTGTTAGTGGTTGGTAAGATTTCTATGTCGTACTTGGAGTCTCCAATGTGTTCGTGTGCTTGGTCGTAGGTTAGACCTGAAATTGTCATTTGCTGTAGGATACCGTGGGTTAGTAAGGTTGCAATGGCGTGTAGGATTTGACTACGCAGGATTTCAGTTTGTTGACTGAGGTCAACCGAGGCACCTGCTTCGACGATGTCACCGACGAGTGAGTCTGCTGTAGCTGAGTCCATTTCACGAAGAGCGTGTTTGTTACCAATGAAGATGTAGGAGTCACGGATTATGACTTGAGATTCTGACCAGAGTTCAATGAAGCGAGAGTGGTTGAGGTCGGAAGGCCAGTCAGCAAAGATGTATGCTTTGGCTGAGTCTCGACAGCGACATGCGAAGGTCTCAGTTGCGAGGGGTGCGGGGTTGATTTGTAACGGCTTTGGATATTGTGATACAAATTGTAGGAAGAAAGGTTCATAGCGACGAAAGGCGTCGAGGTTAAAGCGTGGTTGCGTGATGTCCATGAGAAAGAAAGCTGTTAGTTCCAAGAGTTGGAATAGACCCAAGGGCGGGATTGCCCAAGGGTCGTATTCCAGTGTGGGTTAGCTAGTTGCAGAGGCGATGTATGCGTCACCTTTTGCGGCTGCTTTCTTGAGTTCGTTAGCGTGGACTGCCTTAGCGAGTCCTTCGGGGGTTGGGTCAACGGTGTATTCGAGTTCCGCTGAGAGGTCTGAAGCGACCTGTTCTACAACACCAGCCGCTACGATCTTGTTGACAATGTTGGTTACATAGTCAGGGATTTTCTTTGAGCCAGCTTCACGTTCGGATGGGTCGAATGTGAGTTGCGCTTCGATCTCGGCTTGTTTTTCAATGGATACAAGTGCGCGTAGAGACTTGCCAGTTTGGCGACAAGCGTCTTCGATGTACTTCTTTTCCGTTGCGTGTTGCGGTGCGAATTCGAGGACGGGTACGTCCACTTCTTCACCTGCGTCGTTCTTTTCTTTCTTGGTCTTTCCTGAGTCAACGAGTTCACGTTTGATGCCAGAGATGTCTTCAACTACGGTGACGAGGAGTCGACGGAACTGTGCTAGGATTGAACGATAGACTACGTTGTTAGTTGCGTTTTCGAGACACGCACCTTCTTTACCTGCGAGCTGGTCAAACTCTGCTACCGTTTCAGGTACAGGTACGTTTACTTCAAGACCGAGTGATGGTTGGATTTTGTTTATCATTTTGTGTTGATGTGGTGAGGGTTGTGTTAATCCTCAGTTTTGTGAGTGTAGATCAGAGCACTCACTTCTCTGTTTCCACGCGTGTGAAAGGGTGGTCAGGGAGCCTAGCAACCTCGACGGACGTCCTAGTGTAGCGTCACATCTAACCCATAACAACCTGCTGTTTAGGTAGGTGTTAATCTGATTAAATGTCCTGACCATAAAGTTTGGTGTAGCGTCTATTGCTACACCACCCTTGTTGCAGTTGTCATGTGTGTGGTACGTAGTAGGGACACACACTCGCAAGAGGGATAAGAAAGTGAAATCACACTCAAGAATCCGGCGTGCACAATGGCGTACCACAGCGGTTTTATCCGTGGGTTCTTTATCTTGAGTGTGATTCATAAATAATATCATTCGCTGATTAACTGTACAACTCATATACTAAAATAAGGATTCGCAAAAGGCAAGAAAAAAGTGAATGATATTAGTGATTGCGCTGTTCATATTGTAGTTGAGATAAAGGTATGACAGAGACTGTGCCCTGTTCGTCGGTGAAAAATCGTATGGGTTCACCATCCTGACAAGACATAGCACCAACTGTGCCGTAGCGCGGGTGAGTGGAACCTATTACCCAAAGGTCTAAATCGTCGCCCTCCCCACTCACCTCAGCAAGTGGAGAGGGACGTGATTTTAGACAGCATCGCAAGAAAGTGTGAAAGGATTTCCTAAGCATGGTAGTATTATAATAGATGTGGGCGCGACTTGCAAGACAAATGTGTAATCAAAGTTGGATCGGACAAAGTTGATTAGTTGGCATGACTTATGCTACGGATTATGACGGATAAGTCGTCGGCTAGGTGTTTAGTCGGTCGGAGAGAACCGTCGGGGTTGTGTGTTGGGAGTTTTATATGGGTGTTTGGGAGTAGATGGGTGTGCGAGGG